TACAGGAGCAAGAAAGATAGAATGAATAGCTTAGCTATCTTAGCGCGTAAGAATAAGTTGCCGGAGCCAGTTAAGGCTAAGCATATTTATACTGAAACTGAGCGGGCTAAAGCGAGAGCAGTCCTAGATAAGGTCTTGCAAAACTCCCAAGGTAATGTATTAGCTTCTATTACCGCACTTAAGTATAAGGTATGATCTTATGTCCAAGAATGATACCTTACTTGAGAAGCTAGGGGGAGGGAAACCAACTGGCGCACCTGCCGTACCCAAGACATTCCTCCCCCCGACTGGTAGCTACGAATCTGATAAAGCTGCTGAATCCGCTACCGTAGAAGAATTCGGCGCCACAGCAGAGCAGGTACAAGCAGCAGCTAAAGGTTCTTTAGACTTCTTAGGCGCATTAGCTGAGCCACTAATCTTTGTATTTAAGTTCCCCTTTGTATTTAAATCTGTATGGGATTGGCTACTATCTTACGCACATAAGCCACGTACATTTCCTCAGTTAGCTCTTGGCTTACCTCGTGGATTTGGTAAGACTACGCTAATGAAATTATTTATTATATATTGTATATTATTTACAAATAGAAAGTTTATTCTTATTGTTGGTGCGACAGCAGGCTTAGCGGAGAATATCCTAGCTGACGTAGTAGATATGTTAGAGCAGCAGAATATTAAAGCTGTGTTCGGTGATTGGAAGTTAGGTGTAGAGAAAGATACACAATCTATTAAGAAATTCGGCTTCCGTGGTAGAAACATTACATTAGCCGCTCTTGGCGCTGGCACATCCCTACGGGGACTTAATATTAAAAACCAACGTCCTGATGTTATGTTATTTGAAGATATACAATCCAGAGAGTGCGCTGACTCACAGACACAATCTGAAGCGCTTGAGACATGGTTAGTAGGTACAGCCATGAAAGCTAAATCTCCTAGCGGCTGCATGTTTATATTTGTAGCTAACATGTACCCTACTAAGTATTCTATATTACGTAAGCTTAAAACTAACTCTAAGTGGGTTAAGTTTATTGCTGGCGGTATTCTTGCAGATGGGACATCTCTCTGGGAAGAGTTACAGCCGATAGATCAGTTATTAGCTGAGTTTGAGAATGACTTAGAGATGGGTCACCCTGAGATCTTTTATTCAGAAGTTCTTAATGATGAGAACGTACAAGCTAATCATCTAATAGACTTATCTAAGCTACCAGCTATACCGTATAGCGAGGGAGATATAGCAGCAGGTAAGTTTATAGTAATAGATCCCTCTAATGATAAAGCTAACAGTGATGCTGTATCTATAGGATATTTTGAAGTGCATGATACGTATCCTATTCTTATGGCATTAGACTGTGGCAGATTCTCTCCTGGAGAGACTATCAGGCGAGCACTTAAGTTAGCACTCTCTAATAATTGCACTGCTATTCTAGTAGAAGCTAATGCTTTTCAGTACTCTCTATTATATTGGTTTAATCAAATGTGCCAGCAGTTGGGCATTGTAGGAATAGATGCTATGCCAATATACTCCGGCATTAGCTCTAAGAGCGCTAGAATCCTTACTATGTTTAGGAGCTATGCTAAAGGAGAGTTATTTATTCACGCAGATGCTAAGCTAGCAGCGCACATAGAAATCTCTCAGTTTAATCCTCTTAAGCGAGACAACACTGACGGTATACTAGATTTACTTACTTATGCTCCTAGAGTCATGGTAGAGTTTAGTGAAGCTATTATAGCTAATAATATTGTAGAGTCTCAAGAATTTAATGCCGCTGAAGTAGAAGAATTTAACTCTAGTTTCTAAAACCCAATACCGCACCCAATCTAAGGATATATTATGACAGGCGCAACTGTAACACCTCTAACGGCTGCTTCCCAAGAATCCTTTCGTGCTTATTACAGTACAATTCTTGGTATGCAGAATGTTACTCAGATTAGTTCGCGCGATCGTTACTCTTATATAGATCGGATGTACATGCGTGAGACTGATCGCAGCTTACCGGCAGTACGAGCACGTGCAGCTAACAGGGCTGGCGACCCTACTAAGTACCAGAATATGACTATACCTGTTGTTAAGCCACAAGTAGAGGCAGCTGTATCTCACCAAGCTTCTGTATTCTTATCTGGTTACCCTCTCTTTGGCGTAGTAGCTGCTCCAGCTTATATGGATGCTGCAATGCAGATGGAGACTATCTTAGAGGAAAACTCTAAGCGTGGTGGTTGGTCACGTGAACTTATCTTATTCTTTCGCGATTGCTTTAAGTATGATTTCGCCCCAATACACGTAGATTGGTGCGACGAAGTAACTGCTGTAGTAGAGACAGACGTACTTGCCGATATTAAAAAGGGTACGATTAAAGAAGTAATCTGGTCTGGTAATAAAGTCACTCGCTTAGATCCTTATAATACTTTCGTAGATACAAGAGTTAAGCCGTCAGAAGTCTATAAGAAAGGTGAGTTCGCAGGTTGGACAGAGATGATGTCTCGTATGGCTCTTAAGCAATTTATTGCTACGCTACCGGATAAGATCATAGCTAACATTACTCCTGCGTTTAACTCTGGGATAGTATCTACTTCCGGCGGAGGAGTTAAGGCCTTTAACTATTACGTACCAAATATTAATCCTAATAGTAGTGAGGATACCTCTGAGGCAGCGGGCGAAACCAATTGGATGGTCTACGCTGGCTTATCAACTATGCGTAACGCTAGTATAGATTACAAGGATGCTTATGAAGTATCTACGTTATACTGTCGTGTACTTCCGTCTGAGTTTAATCTCAAAGTACCTTCTAGTAATACTCCTCAGATCTATAAGCTTATATTTATAAACCACCAGCACATTATATACTGTGAGCAACAGACTAACGCTCATGGATATATTCCTATTCTTATAGGTCAACCGTCAGAAGATGGTTTAGGTTACCAGACTAAGTCTATGGCAGAAGATGGAGCTGATTTTCAAAGTTTAGCGTCTACATACATGAACTCTATTATAGCTTCTAGGCGTAGAGCTATTAATGATCGCTTACTCTACGATCCCACTCGTGTAACTCACGCTAATATTAACTCTGAGAATCCGTCAGCTAAAATTCCTATTAAACCTAGTATGCATGGATCTAATCTATCAGAAGCTGTCTACCAGTTTCCTTATCGCGAAGATCTAAACTCAGGATCTATGCAACAGATACAGGCTATGATAGGTCTTGCTAACCAAGTAGCTGGGCAGAATCAAGCGGGACAGGGTCAGTTTGTTAAAGGTAATAAGACTGTGCACGAGTATGAGTCTGTAATGCAGAACTCTAATAACTCAGACATGCTTGCATCTACTCTGTTAGAAGCACAAGTATTCACACCAATGAAATCTATCTTGCGCTTCAATACTTTAGAATATCAGGGTGGCACTACCTTATATAATCGTGAAGCACAAACTGAGGTAGAGATTGACCCAGTAGTGTTACGTAGGGCTGTACTAGACTTTAAAGTTACTGATGGTTTAGTGCCAGCAGATAAGCTTCTTAATGCAGAGTCTTTTACTGCAGCGATGCAAACTATTGCAACTAACCCAGCTATCGGAGAAGGGTATAATCTATCTCCTATGTTCTCTTACTTTATTAAAACTCAGGGTGCTGATATTAGACCTTTCGAGAAGTCACAAGAACAGATAGCTTACGAAGGCGCAGTTAGATCTTGGCAACAAGTGGTAGGGCCAGCTATTGAAGCAGGCGCTGCACCAGAAGCTTTACCTCCACAACCATTACCAGCAGACTATGGTTATAGCCCTAACCAAGCGGATCCAGCTAAACAGCAGGCCCCACAACAACCTTAATAGCAGGTAATCATCATGGCAGTGCAAATAGTTAATCAATTCTCATCCTATGAGCTAAGTAATGAGGAGATATTAGCCGGATCTATATTTACTACTTTACAAAAGCAAGTCTTACAGAATCTGCTATCTAGTTACGCTGAGGAAAAGCTTACTATTGAGTATGATATAGACCAGCCCTTAAAGCATATACAGATAGCTGCTAGAGGAGGAGGACAAATGGAAGTTTTAATTTATCTGTTAGAGAACTCTAATTCAGCAGAAGAAGCTTTAGTAAACCTGCAAAAAGAGTACGCACCAGAAAGTTAGTATCAACCCACCAGCAAACCCAACCTTAGCGAGAGTATAGTATTATGAGTATCTTAGATATGTTTAGAAGTCCAGCACCAGCCGCTGTACCTACCCCAGTCCAGCCTGGTAATCTACCAGCTGCAGGGCGGGTAAATCCTGACGGTACACCAGCGGCTGCAACTAACGGAATCGTACCAGCGGCTTCAGCGGCTCCTGTAGATAGTTCCCCACTTGAGCAGTTTAAGGACTTGTGGGATACTGCTCCTGTAGATCCGAATAAAAAAGCAGAGCCTACATCTTTTACTCTTGACCCTAAGGAAGTAGCAGAGATTGTTAATAAGCATGACTTCTCTAAGGCTGCAAGCCCAGAAGCTTTAGCGGCAGTAGCAGCAGGCGGAGAGCCAGCAGTAGCAGCTATGCTAGAAATTATTAATAACTTAGGTCGGCAAGTACTAACTCAGTCTACCTTAGTAGGTAATCAACTGTCTGGTCAAATTACTGATAGAGCGTTAGCAGCTTACGGTACTAAACTACCAGATATGATTCGTAATCAAAACACTGCTAACCATGTTAAGGGTGTTAACCCTATCATGAATAACCCAGCAATCCAGCCAGTAATAGATGCAGCTAGACAACAGCTATTACAGAAGTTTCCTAACGCATCTGATGCAGAAGTTGGCACTATGCTAACTCAGTACGTAGAAGCTATGGGAGCACAGTTCGCACCTAAGACTGCTGCTCAGCAGGCAGTAGGACAAAACTGGGAAAAATTTCTAGCATAGTAACAACTACTTAAATCAAGTTAACAAGTGAGGTCTGGTTATGTTTATTAGGGTAGGTGTTTCAGCTACCGGAAGTATGACCAGACCTTTATAGCTGCAAGTACGGGTGCGATAAACCTACCTTGTAACTTGCTCGCTAACACTGGAGTTACTCTAAAATCTAATAGCCTTATGCCTAACTCAGAACAGCGCACTTTTACACTACTACACTACTACACTACTACACTACTACACTACTAAAAACAGCCACAGAAGAATTTAGTCTTTACTAACCCAGCAGTATATAACCCAGCACAAACTCACATAGCAACACTGCACTATCTTTTACCTTTACTTTACTCTTATAGGATACATATATTATGACTACTGGGATTTTTAACACTGATGACTTTACCACTAATCTAGCTGTAGAGTCATTCTCCAGCATGATTACTCGTCTTATGCCTAACGGTAACGCTCCGCTATACGGGCTTACTTCTATGCTTAAAACAGAAACTGCGCTGCAAGTAGAGCATGGCTTCTTCACTAAAACTATGGTCTTTCCCGAGATTAAGATTAATGAAGTTGGTGGTTATGCATCTGGTGTAACTACTTTTGTAGTAGACGCGACTGTTAATATTATCCCTGGCCAGATCTTGCGCGTTAGCCGTACCGGAGAGAATATTATTATTAATACTGTTCCTTCTGCTACTGGCGTAACTGTAACTCGTGGCGTAGGTACTGTAGCTGCAGCTGCTCTGCTCGATAACGATGATCTTTATGAAGTAGGTAACGCTTACGAAGAAGCATCTGATCGTCCTACTGCTAATAGCATTGTACCTGTACGAGTAACTAACCTTACTCAGATTTTCCGTAACACTTGGGCTATCTCCGGTTCAGCTCAATCTACCAGCGTTATTGCTGGTGACACTCCTGGCGCAGAGAATCGTCAAGACTGTGCAGCGTTTCATGCTGCTGCTATGGAGAAAGCTCTGTTCTTCGGGCAGAAGTCTAGCGGAACTCGTAACGGTAAACCTTTCCGTACTATGGATGGTTTAATTTCTATTATTAGTGATCTCAGCTACTACCCACCATCTTACACTGCACCTAACGTTAACGCTGCTGGTGCAACTACTACTTGGAGTCAGTTGGAAGGATTCTTAGATCCAGTGTTTAATCAGGCTACAGATCCTAAGGGTGCTAACGAGCGTATCCTGTTTGTTGGTGGTCATGCTAAGGTAGTTCTTAACAACATTGGTCGCCTAAATGGAACGTACCAGTTGTTAGATGGTCAGACTAACTACGGTCTGCAATTCTCTACCCTTACTACTGCGCGTGGTAAGTTCCGTTTGATTGAGCATCCCCTGTTTAACTCAAACGCTACTTGGGCTAAGATGGCTGTCGCTGTCGATCTTCCAACGTTTAGCTGTGCATATCTTGCTGGTCGTCAGACTCAGAATAAAGAGTTTAACACTGGTGGTTTGCAGGCGCAGGATAACGGTATTGATGCTGTTGGTGGAACTCTCACTACAGAGATGACCGCTATGGTTAAGAACCCTCCTGCAAATATGTTGCTAACTAACCTTACTGCTGCTGCGGTAGGTTAATAGTTAGTAGCAATTAAGAGTGTTGTTGGCAGGCTTTATGGCTTGCCAGCAATTTTTTTTATTTAAGTTAAATTTACGCCCCACCCACAGTAAGGATAACATCATGACAGACCCTACAGTTGTCGCTACAAAGTTAAATATTAAACTACCCTCACCTGAATCACCTGAGTCTGCTGAGTCTGCTGAGTCTGCTGAGGCTTTAGTAGATCCTTTTGCACCAGCAGAGGTTGAAGATGAGGATATTAACTATCACCACTATTCGTATTCTCAACCTGCCGTACGGCTCATAACCCCTAATGGTAAGAAGATACAGTTCATTGGTTTTAAGTTTATTACTGCTGACGTAGATTGCATTGAGTATCTGGATCACGAGATTAAGACTGGTGGAATCAAAGGATTTACTATCGGACAGACAATGTCAGCTAAAGAAGCTGATCCATTAGTTAGTCTGCGCCGTGAGATATATGCTCAGTTTGTTGCGGATGCGGCAGCAGCTAAGGCAAAGATTGCGGCAGGTAATACAGATTATACTGGCGCTGACGAACCAAAACCTTCAGCTCTTAAGCCAACTACCACTAAAGGGATCGCTAGCTAATAGCTTCTCTCTCACTACACTTCCCTTAGGAGTTATATAGAATGACATTTGCAGAGCTGCTAGCGGAAGTGTATCTTATTACTAACCGACCTGACTTAATAAATCAAACTAAGTCAGCCATTAAAGCTGCTACGCTTAAAATGCATGGCATAGATTTCTTCTCTAAAGATATTTATGAGACTGGCGTAGACTTGGAGTCTGAGGCGCTTATACACTCTTGGGACTATGTCACTCTGATACCTAATTTTAGATCTTTCTCTTATGTAAATAGACTTATAGATTCTGCTGATACTAATGGCGTACCTATTAATATACTAACTCCTACTGATCTTCTAGATGAGTACGGAGCGACTAAACCTAACATAGCGTATGTTGCTGGACGCTCATTAGAGATGCGCTCGCAAGTAGCATTTCGATACCTAACTATAGGAGTTTATGTTTACCCTGTAGTCACTGAACTTAACTATGTATCTTGGATCGCTGATCAGTTTCCCTATGCTATTATCTATGAGGCAGCATCTAAGATCTGGCGCTCAGTTGGCGGAGCTGAAGAAGCTAGACTGCAAGATATAAACTCGAAAGAGATACAATTCCAGATTATTACGTCTGCTAGCACTAACGTAGGCTTCTAAATACCGTACTATTTATTATAGGAATTATAAAATGGCTAATCCAGCAAGTGTTTGGACACCTAAAACTTTAGTACAATTCTCCGCTAACTTAGTGACTGCTTCTCAGTCTTTTATAGCCGAAGCTGCACAAGTATTATTTACGTTAACAGAGTTCTCTTATGTACCGAACACTGGCTCAATCAGAGTCTTCTTAAATAACATCGAGACTTTTAGTTTTGTCCAAACTGACGCTACTAATATAACCTTGGTCACAGCTCCAGGCGCTGGAGTTATTGTAAAAATCCTAGGTACTATACTTGGGCCTGTAGATAGCTTAGATATACGGTACTTACCTACGGGAACTGCTGCTTCTTTAAGCGCTAACCCATCTGTACTTGCAGGTTTTGTAATTCAGACAACTCACTTTAGTGCCGATAAGGTTATAGATTCAGGTGCACAGTATCAGTTTACTGGCACTACAACTATAGGTAAAGCTGGCACCTGGCCTAATGCTGATGGGCATTTCTACGACTCCGATGGTAAGCAGTTTTCAGTAACTATTGTTAACCCTCGTGCTTTTGGTGCGGTAGGTGACACGTCCATTTCTTTTTCTGGCGCAGCAGCTAACACAGGGCAAGGCACGGATGACACTTCTGCATTTGAAGCCGCCTTATTAGAGGCGGCGGGAGGTACGCTATACGTACCTGATGGAAGTTATACTATTAGTCGCCCCTTAACTATCCCAGACTACACTGCCATTGTTTGCTCTCCTCGCGCTATATGGCATTATTTTGATACAGCTTCGCCAGGATCCTACTTATTAAATATATCTGCCACTCCAGGAGTAAATGGGGGAGGAGTTACTATTGATAATCTGTTTGTGTACTTGCGTAGTGGCACTGCATCAGGAATGCTAATCAGGAATGCTAGAAGTTGTCTCTTCACAAATACCTATATTGAAGGCTGGATACCCCCAGCACCATACACAGGTATATCTTCTCGTACAAGTGAGGGAGTCAGGATAGAACCAGATGGAGGGCTTGCATGGTTTAATACGTTTCGTGGACTGCACGTTAACCATGTTCATTCAGGAGTGTACGCACTTAAAGGTATTAACAGTGGCATTAGCACTCAAATGGCGTTCTATGATGTGCGCCTGTTCGGTGATGTGCTGTACGGAGACACAGCGAGTGATGGGTTTGTTATCACGGGCTGTCAAGACTCGTATGTCTATGGCGGTTACATTGAAGCCTATCCGACTAGCGCTCATGCTGGCGTGAATATCCTTGGCCCTTCTGCGGTACGCTGGATGTTTCGGGACGTTGTATTTGATTACGCACCAACATTCACTATGACAGCAATTCGTATAGCTAACTCCTCAGGATTCCCCTCGTCTAACAACTTTGAGAACTGCCTTATAGCTGGCTCAGTTAACGGGAGGACAACGTCCCTCTGTATTATTGATGATGCGTCCACTGCGGTATCATATAACAATGTTCATGGGTACGGGCCTAAGACTTATACAGCTACACTTACAGCCACAACTGGGACAGCTACACTCACATCAGGGATTGGTGGGGATTTGTGTAACTATGAGCTTAAAGGTAACATGGTTAGAGTGTGGGGTACGATTGGGGTTGCAAGTGTTGGTGGAGGGCTTACAGGGGTTGCAACTATATCACTGCCCCTCACAATTAGAAATTCCAATAATAATGTCGCAGTAGGGGGCATCATAGCTAGTGGGTTAGAATCGACTGCGACGATGCCAGCGTTTGGTTATGGCACTAGAAGCACAGCTAACTTGGATATCTACAAATTTGTCGCTGGCACATATGCAGCGCAAGCAGTGGATATAAAAGCAGCTACCAGTATAATATTCAATATCGAATACCAGATTGAGTAATCCTGAGCTATAGCGGAGATACCAGTGATAAGAAAGATAGCTGGCGCTTTCCGTTTTGGGCTACGGCCATTAAGATGGTCGCTGCAAAACTTACAGTTTGGATCAAAAGGAGTTAAGATTTATGTTTGCACTAGGAAGTACTTCACTAAAAAATAGAGAGGGTGTAAATCCTAAGCTTATAGAGATTGATGACTTAGCTATTACTATAACTCTCGTAGATTATGGGCATGGTCAGTATGCAGGGTTACGCTCACCTGACCTGCAAAATAGTTTGTATTTGAAAGGGGCTTCTGAGCGAGATGGTTATGAACGTATAAGTAATCATCAAACTGGTAATGCGCTAGATTTCTTTGCCTTTGTAGATGGTAAAGCTAGTTGGAAACGAGAGTACTTAGCTATGGTAGCTACAGCGCACTTACAAGCTGCGGCTATGCTAGGATACCCTGTACGTTGGGGTGGTTTATGGAAGACTAAGAAAAGTAAAATCTACGGCTGGGATATGCCACATCTGGAGTTAATACTATGAGCATCTTTTCTTTTCTATCTGGTGGATCTAAGACCATTGATGATGTCTTTGATAAAGATTCTGGCTTACTAGCAAAGGCTGGCGCTTGGATAGGTAACGGAACTTTTACAGCAGAAGAACAAGCAGAGCTTAACGCTAAGCGAAGTGCAGCGGTTATGAATTTTGTTACAGCTACACTTGATGAGAATACTGATAGATCTAAAGCACGTAGGGAAATAGCAGTGTTCTTTATTAAGTTCTATTCCCTAATGTTGTTTATGACGGGTATGGTATATCCTATAAGTTCAGAGTGGTCAATGGTGTGGTTTAATCTCTCTACTAGCTTAGCTGTAGGTGGTTTAGTATCTGCTATATCTATCTTCTTCTTTGGCAGTCATGCCCTAGCTAAGCTAGGTGTTACTAAAAAGTAACTCAATGTAACTACATACATACATACATCCATACATCCATCTATAAGGATTAACTTGTGAGCGAAGTAAGCATAGAATTAGTTCTCCCCGAGACTATCGCCACCGCTCAGGATTTAGGTGACCACTTGGCGCATATTAAAGCAACTTTACGAGAGTTTGACTCTAAGCATGCAGAATTCCTTGCTTATATTGAAGCAGATGAAAAGCGATGGGCACAGTTATTTGCCTCTCAGAAAGCTAATGCGGTAGCACAGCGAGCTAACGTAGAAGCTATACACAAGCTTACCTGCGCTACAGAAGGTTTAGTAAGCGCATGGACCACAGCAGATAACTTACAGAGATTCTTTAAGTGGGTCTCTGCTTTCGGTATTGCAGTAGGTGCTGTTGTGTGGCTTGTAACAACAGTCCTTCAATAGAGGTTATTAAGAATGGCACAACAATCATATACTTTAAGTCTAGCCAGATTGCAGATGCCATTCTTAGCTGCTAGGCAGACTCGCACTGTGATTACTACCGGATCGCGAGAATCTAACCCTGAGAATAGCCCTTCCATTATATACATGGAAAATGTTATGCCTACGGCTTATGGATTTAGGTCTGTAGGTAGGTATCGGGAAGTTACAGTTGCTACGCCTCCTACAGCCTTTGCTTCTTATATAGGTGTGAGGACTATTATTGGAGATGAGGGATTTAGTTACACCTTGCTCTTAATGACTGGCGTCAGCTCTACGATGAAAGTTGTCAGAGAGAGTGATACTTTCCTCATAGACACTGGCTTAAATATATTTAATGCTGCTGAGCAATTAACTCACATTGCTAATGTTAATGGTATCACTTACTGCTCTTTCGGCCTAGGTAATACTGTCTATACGTATGACGAATCTGCGAGCGTATTCGTAGCCGTATCCCTTACTGCGATAGGTAGCGGTAACTTAGGTATTACTGGCAGCAGTGGTTATATGCTGGCTTGGACTAAAGATGCTATA